CTATTGCAACAAACTCAAGATACCCTCCATCCATTTCAACATATGGACGTATCTCATCTAAAACTTCATTAACATTAATATCATTTAGTTCCATTAAAGAAGAATAGCACCAATAACAAAACCCTTAACAAATGAAAGGCATAACATCTGATAATCAGTTAATTTATACTTCTCTTGCAATTTTCTTGCAAGATTCCTATCCCATCCAACTACTTTGTCGAATGCTCCTTTTATCTTATTCATTTTAAATACTTCTGAATAACATCTATTTGATCTTGATATTTAGCAATCAAATTTAATTCCTCTTCAATTGCTCCTACCACATCAGAATGTTCTCCTATACCAGCAGGGTTTTGTAAATATACCTCTACATTAGCAAGATGCTTTTGTATATCACCTTGTGCATGTGATAAAAGTGCTTTAATTAATTGTTCCCTCATGATTCATTCTCCTTAATTTTATAATAGTTATATTCATTAGAACCTAATTGTTTTCTTAGAAAACGCACTTCTTTCTTAAGAAGATAATTTTCTTCTTCAAGAATTTCTATATGATCTTGATAGATAATAACACTCATAATTCAGGGGTATCTATGATTATTTAATCACTTAATATTTTCTTTATCTAATTCTTCTTCACATTCCTTAGCAAGATCTTCTGCCATCTGACCTCCAATCTCTGCTCCTTGATCCATTCCAATCATTGTAGCAGCACCAGCAAGTACCCATCCTACTATAGGAACAGATGCAATTCCAGTCTGAGTAACAGCAGCAGTACCAAGACCGCCACCCACTAATCTACCCGTCTGTTCACCACCACCTTTCTTCTTAATACATGCAATCATCTCAGGACTCATACCACCACCGTCACTCTGTGATGGAGAAACATAATACTGTTCATGCTTAGATACTTTTGTCTTACCTAATCCTAAGAATCCACCAGGTCTCTCAACTCCTTCAGACTTTACCAATACTCTAGGATCATGTGCTCTATAATTTATAGTATATCCTTCCTTATTTGCTATAACATTATAAGAAGTATATTCACCGATAGGTAAATTCAACTTAGGGAATGATTCCTTTCGAGCAATCATCCCTATCATTCCTATATGCGATATGCCTAAGAGTGTTCCTAGACTAATACCTATCCACTTTTTCATAACCAAACCCTCAATTACATCTTAAATGTTTCTTTATCTTCAACATCTGATACACCAATTATCTTAAGAGGTGCTTGCTCAATACGAATTGTTTGAGTTGGTCCAGCTTTCGCTATGATTGCCTCAATGTCTTGTGCAGTAACAGGTGGTGGTCCACCATTACCATTAACAGCATTACCATTCTTATCCATCTTCATAGTACCATCACCTTTCTTAGATGCGGTTTGAATTCCAAAGCTAGCCAGAACCCCTGTAAAAACCGAAGCTATAAATGTCGGATCTATTTTCTGCTGTGGAACACCTGGTATGGCTACATAATTTAAAGTCAAAATTCCACCCGACCAGGCAAGGACTGTAATTCTGACAGCCGTAGAGATGATTGCTGCTTGTTCCTCGGCATCGGGAAGAAGTGCTGCCTTTGCTTTACCAAAGAAACCTTTCTTTTCTTCTTTAGTTTCTTCCACTACTTCTTCTTCCTTTACTTCTTCAGACATATTATTAAGGGTGACTATTTCTATATAGCACCCTTAATCTTTTATAAAGGACTATTAGGTGCAGGGAGACTAAATCCAGCAGCAGGAGCAGTTGCTTGGTCAGAAGGAGATGCAAGATCTGGTGTTCCTATAGGAAGTGCTCCTCCACCCACACCACCAAGGCCTCCCAGAGATCCTGTGACAGCTTCCATAACTTGAGATTTAACTCCATCAACGATTGATGCTCTATTGACATATACGTATAACCCACTACCAACAACGGCAAGAGATACAACGCTAGACGCAACAGCAAGTACATTTACAATTTTTTGCATTTTAGATAACCTAATTCTATGTATTGTCATTTAAGACAGTTTATTTATACTTCTCACCAGTATAGTATGCTTTAAAGTAATTTGCAAGCCCATTAGTTGTATATTGTTTATTGCACCACTCATTAGCACATTCATATATTGCTGTTGCAGGAGATGATGATCCAAAATTTGCCATCAATAACCTTAAAGAATTCTGTCTTAATTTAAATTTTTCTTCTGACAATATATCCTTCAACTTCTCAAACGCAGGATCTGCTTCACCAAAAGATTGTATAGTACTTTTGTCGTAGTTGGTGTTGTTTGGCATAACTTTAGTAGTCACTTCCATCTCCTATATATTCAAGTGAAATTACATCATGCTCTTCAATAGAAGGATTTATCCATTCAGAAAACTCTTCATAGATTGAATAAGCATTATCCAACTCATGCTGATCAACTCCAGAAATTTTATGAATTTCATTTATTCTTCCAACAGCCCATTCATGTGAATGTTTAAGAGTTTTACCCAAAGTTGCCATAATTTTTCTTCATGTATCTGCCAAGAATATTGCTATTATAGTACGCAGGGGTCCCATCGTCAAGTGCTTCCATTAACACATTGTTAAGGAACAATTGTTTAGTCTCTTCGTAATTTACTTTACCAAGAGTTTCATGAAGACTTATTATTTCTCGTTTGAAGTTGGACTTTCCAAGATCTTTAACATCGGATTTAAGTTCGTCAGAACTTCCGTAGTATTTTTTCCAGTCACTCTCAGTCGTAACCCTCCGTTTCCCTTTGCCACTTCTAGGCTTTCTACGCTGTGTAAAATACTTTCTTCCGATGTACTGCCTACCATTCTGTAGATTTGTAATCCTGTAGATGTAACCGAAGAAATCGTTAATGTCGTCAGAAGTAAAAGTTGAACCTTGATAGGTCCAGGGGTTCTCATAATCTCCCGCATTATTTGATTCCATTTCATAATTTAAATAGTAAGATGCTTATATGTATATATCCATAAATACTCAATAAAGATTCCTAAACATAATGACAGTTTATGTAAACAACATTAATATTAATTCTGGTGCGGAATTTTATCAAGAATTAACAATATTAGATTCATCTGGAAATAGTCCAGTAAATCTTACTGGTTATGCAGTAACTTCAATGATGCGAAAACATGCATTATCAACTACAAAAACTACAGATTTTAATGTTAGTATTGTAAGTCCTACTGATGGAATTATATCTTTAGGATTAGCATCAACAGTAACATCTGCCTTTAAAGAAGGTAGATATGTATATGACGTAATGTTAACTAGTGCAGCAAATATAAAATCTATAGTTGTCGAAGGAATGGCACTAATTAGAATAGGAATAACCTCCTAAAATAAATATTTTAAAAGAATTAAAATGGCAGTATTTACTAATAATTTAATAATATATACAGGAACAGATTACGATCAGATTTTTGTATTAGCTAATGAAGATAGTGAAAGTGCATTAAATCTTACAACATATACTGGATATGCTAAGATGAAAAGACACGGCTCTGCGTCATCATCAACAAGTTTTACTGTATCAAATACTGACGTATCAAACGGAAAAATAAAAATTGCATTAACAGCATCACAAACAAATTCTTTAACTCCAGGAAAATACTACTATGATATAGTATTAAAAAATAGTAGTGGAGAAAATATAAGAGTTATTGAAGGTGAAGTATTTGTTAAAAAATCAATAACTAGATTTTAATAATATCATCAATCATTTTCTGATCTAAAGTTGACATAACATATTCTGCTTCCTTATTATCTTTTGCATGTCCATTTTCCAAAAGATAATTTTTTACAACACTAAAGGTATCTAAATCTTCTTTAGTTAAATGATCTGCTTTCTTATAGATTGGCTCACCAGTCTTAGGATTCTTCTTATCTCTATTTTTCCAAGCAGGTGTATTAGCAGTTTTATCTGCTTTAGTTAGAACCATCACTTCAGAAACTGCAACCTTTAAACTTTTCAAATCTTTTACACTTAACATTTTTCTAGAGACTTTTTATTTATTTATATTATCCACCTGCATAATCATCCCAGTTTTCACAGGGAGACTCTTGATATGCTTCATAACAATCTTCTAGACTATAATTTAAATCCTGAGAAGGAGTCTTTGGTAACGTCCTGTTTGATTCCTCCGACAATATAGGATTCAACTTCTGTTTCTTGTGGGGCAACTTGGAGTCCTTTTGAGGAAATCCAATGCTCTGTCCAAGGAAGTGGATTATTCTTTGCAGGTATGTCATAGATTGGTTTAAGTCCTAGTGCTTTTATTCTACGATTGGCAATCCACTCAACATACTGATGCAATAACTTATCATTCAATCCAATCATAGATCCATCCTTAAATAGATATTCTGCCCATCTCTTTTCTTCATCTACAGTATTTTTAAATGCCTGAATTAACCAAGGTTCTTGTTCCTTAACTATTTCAACCATATCTGGATCATCACCTTTCTTCCAATTGTTTAATATATTTTGAGTGATGGCGAGGTGTTGATTTTCATCTCTAGCGATAAGGGAGATAATTTTTGCTGACCCTTCCATAAGTTTGAGTTCACCAAAGGCAAAGCTGCAAGCGAAAGAGACATAAAAGCGAATACCTTCAAGAATGTTAACATTAGCAATAGCCCTATATAAATGTTTTTTAAGATCTTTACGTGTCCATTCTTCTGATGGAGATCCTTTAGTATCTTTTTTCCACATGTTACCCTGATCCCATTCATGTGCATAATTAATAAAGTAATCATATGCACCAGTAACACTAGCTGCTCGTTCTAAAATTTTTTCATCTCTAAGAATAGTATCAAATACTTCAGCAGGATCCGAATAAACATTCTTCACTATGTAAGTATAAGAACGACTATGAATCATCTCCATAAGTTGCCATACATTCATACATCCTTCTAGTTCAGGAAGAGAACAGTATGGAGCAAATGCCATACCAGGTGCTCTGCCCTGAACACTATCAAGCATAGTCTGATACTTCAGATTACTTGTGAAGATATGTTTCTGCTCTGGACGTAACTGTTGATAGTCTCCTCTATCCTTTTGTAGGGAAACCTCTTCAGGTCTCCAAAAATACCCCAACTGAGACTTAGTTAAATTTTCAAATGCAGGATACTTATAAGAATCATATCGTTGAACACCCAAAGGTTTACCAAAGAACATTGGTTGTTTCTTAGTATCAACCTCTTCGGTATTAAATACCGTCATTCCTTTAATATCAGATTGCACAAGATTCACAGGCTTCCTCCTCAGAATTCATAATGTCATCAACTAAACTATTCAAGTCAGGTTTTGTTCTTCCCTGAATACCAACTTCCTCTATATTATCATGCCATCCAATTGAATGTGCAGGTTCCTGAACTTCATCAGTTTTAACATCATAAGTGTTCTGATAGTAGGAAGTCTTCCAACCGTACTTGTATGTAGTAAGTAAATCTTGTGCCATTACAGATACAGGAACCTCATTATTTTCGTAATGCTCTGGGTTATAACTCCAGTTTCCACTAATAGCTTGATCAAAGAATTTCTGCATTACAGAAACAATATTAATATAACCAGTGTTCCCAGTCATATCCCATAAAAGAGTATAATTATTCTTTAATGTTTGGTAAGATGGAACAATTTGCTTAAGTGGTCCCTTCTTGGATTTCTTAATGGACAAATACCCTCTTGGTGGTTCGATTCCGTTTGTTGCGTTTGACACAACGGAACTGCTCTCCGAAGGCATTTGTGCGGACAATGTTGAGTTCCTAATTCCATACTCCAAAACATCTTCCCGTAGAGTCTCCCAATCAAGTAGTAAGTCATTTGGAACAATCTCATCTACGTCCTTCTTGTATGTATCAATAGGAAGGATTCCTTGAGCATATTTTGTTCTGTTTGAGTACTCACAAGCACCCTTCTCTTTAGCAAGATTGACAGATGCCTTAATCAAATTATATTGGAATGCTTCTGTTAGGTTATGAACTAATTTCCATGCTTCTGGATCATCATATTTAACACCTTGCTTGGCGAGGTAATGCGCTAAACCAATATATCCTACTCCAAGAGATCTACGTGCTTTTGTGGCAATCTCTGCTGCGTTAACGGGGTATCCTTGAAAATCAATAAGTTCATCAAGACTGCGAACAGAAAGATCACAAAGAACTTCAAGATCTTGAACATCCCTAATCTTTCCAATATTAACAGCACTAAGGATGCAGAGAGCAATTTCTCCAGTCTTGTCATCGATATGTTGAAGTGGTTTAGTTGGTAAAGTAATTTCTTGACACAAATTACTCATCTCCACTTTATCCAAGAAGGATGAGTGAGAATTACAATGGTCAATATTCATAATGTATATTCTACCAGTCTCTGCTCTTTCTTTCAAGAGGTCTAGTATTAGTTCTTGCCCACCAATAGTAGTTCTTGGAATTGTTTCATCCTGTTCATACTTTACGTATAGTTCATCAAAAGCATCTGTACCAAAACTATCATAAAGCCCTGGGACATCATGAGGAGAAAAAAGACTGACTTCCTCATTATTGATAAACCTCTCATAAAATAACTTACTTAACTGGATGGAGTAGTCGAGTTTTCTGACTCTGTTGTCTTCGGTTCCTTTGTTGTTTTTGAGGACGAGGATGTCTCTGATTTCTTGGTGCCAGATAGGAAAGTGGACAGT